GGTTTCGGCCCATCTATAGCAGAAACAATGATGCGTTGTGGTGTACGTTGGACACCATCTGATCGTAACCGTATTCAAGGTAAGATGGAAGTTCATAGGAGACTGGGCAATGACCCGTACACAGAAGAACCACGCTTACGAGTATTTTCTACCTGCCAGCATACCATTAAGCAGCTTGCGGGAATACCTCTATCTAAGACGAATAGCGAAGACGTAGACACGAAGGCTGAAGATCACGCCTACGATGCTTTACGCTACATGGTAATGACACGCATGTCTGGCTACGCTTCTATACACTCACAATTAGGCGCAATCAAAAATCACGTGTACAAAGTACAAGACGAAGTATTTGGATACTAGATGAGCAAGACACTCGACAAACGTATAGAGCAACTAAATCTCATAAAAGAGAGTTTGTTTCCTGACGGGGTAATTACTCCCGTATCCGAAATACAGGAACGTATAGCTGCTGGAACACATACTGTCCGTGATGGACTTATAGCAAGACTATATGCAAAGGGTATGCCTATTGACCCCGGTCTTTTAAAGTTAGATAGCACAAAAGAATTTGCACAATCATTAAAAAAGGCTTTTCCTGTAGGACCAAAATCTCCATCTAAAGGAGTAGAAGGATATTCTATCCTACTTAATAAATTACCCAAAAACAATATTTCACTTGACGCATCATTTAATGAGTTAAGTGAAGCTGCAAAAAGCACAGACTTTAGTTCTGATATACGTAAAACTGTCGTAGATCCTATACGTAATGATGTTACAGCAGTTTCAGAAGGCAGATTAGCAAAGCCAACAACAGGCACACGTAAACTTGCAAAGGGGGCAGTTCCACCCGGTGTTTTAAAAGGCATTATGGAAGGAATAGGCAATATACCTGATCCCGTCATGCGCGACGCAGTTGTTGCTAGTATGTTAGGACTTCGTGGAACAGATCTATCCGGTATAGCTACGACAGCAGAGCTTGCTGAACAAACATTTCCCGCACGACCATATTACGACCCAGCGACAGGAACACTAATATCCCCTGATCCTGAGTTGCCGGGTAAAGGTAGAAAAGCATCTGGCCCAGATAGACCTCTTGGTCCAGTTATGCGACAGATAATGGAGCGTAGATACGCTTCTGCTGTAGATGGGGAGTTATTTCCTAACATAGATACTAATAAAATTGCAGCGACTCTTAGAAAATACGTCTATCCAAACATAGACAAAGAAACCCTAGCTGTATTAAAAAACAAACCAAGTGGATATACAGATCTTCGTCGTATCACTGCTTCAGCCATTGCTAATCAGTTAGGCGATCCTCAAGCAGCAGCAGAAATCATCAGCCACACAGGAGAAGCGGGGGCTGAAAAAATTGATCGTGTGATGACACGCTTCTACGCGGATGTAGAAAATCAAGGCTCTCTTGAAGCACGTCGTTCTGCACTCGTTGGTTTTGAATCCTTGATGGCAGACGCTACAGGGACAATGGATGCAAAGGGGCTTGGCACATACTTAAACCTAGACTTACCTGAAACATTCAACGCTGAATACCCCAAATTAGAAATCAAAGGATCTAAGGTAGGTTCTGCTGTACAGGTAACCGAAGCCACTCCCGAACAGATAGCATCTGATCAACAACTTCGGGCAGCAAAGACTGCAGAGGCAGCAGCCACAGCCGAACTATCTGCACAGCAAAAACTAGAATCTAGAGATGAAGCCCTAATTCGTCGAGGTGAAAATGCTACAGCAGTTGCAGAAGCAGAAGCTAAACTTGCAGAAGCACGTCTTTTAAAGAAAGAAGAAAAGGCTGCACAGGCTGCAGCAGATAGCACGGCACGATATAAAGACACCCTAAAGTTTATCGGGGATATGTACGGCAAGGTTCCGCCTCCAGTTAAGAAAGGTATTGCTGCAGTTCCTTATGTTGGTGCTGCTATTGCTGCAGAACAGACGTACAGTGCAGTAACGCAACAAGCAGAGGCGTTAGGTCTACCTAGTCCTGTTGCAAAAACGGCAGGGGCAGTAGCGGGGGCTACAGAGTTTCTTCCGGTTGCACCTAGTGATGTTATTGCGGCGGTGCAATCTATGGCTTCTCCGGTAGCAGATCCCGGTTCTGCCCGTCCTATTGAACGGATGATGGCTTATCAACCAGAACTATTTACCGATCAAACATCTGCTGCACCTGTACGCATTCCAGATGCTGTACAGAATGTACCAACCTCTTTTCTTTCTAACCAAGAAAGATTGAGCCAAGCGAGAGAAGCTTCTCGTTCTGGCACCGAAGCAACAGGCTTCATTTCCTACACACCATAAATTGGGAGACTAAACCATGAACATGAATATGGGTCCAGCCTACATTATGAACAGCGACAAAACTGGCGTTGATGACATGATGGGCTGCAACAAACTGTATCGGGAAGGTCTTGAGTTCGACACCAAAGCAAAGCAAGGTGTTTTGACTGAAGACATGCCAAAGAAGATGACAAAGAAAGCAGTTGATCCTTCAGTGATGAAAATGGCTGAAGAACGCGACTACTAAAATCAGATGTCTGAAAATTTCCTTCAACCACCTGATGATACTCAGGTAGCAGTCCACAACCCTGAAGAGGGGTTACCGGGTCTTGTTGGTCATATCAAAAGAAAGTTCGAAGATGCCGAAAATGGTCGGTATGCTTACGAACAACGCTGGCTAAAAGCGTACAAAAACTTTCGTGGTATTTACGATTCTACAACTCAGTATCGTGAAACCGAACGTTCAAAGGTATTCATAAAGATTACCAAAACGAAAGTTCTTGCAGCGTACGGTCAGATCATTGATATTCTTTTTGCCAACAAGAAGTTTCCCTTAGTTGTGGAATCTACCCCAGTACCAGAAGGTATCGCTGAATTTGCACATTTGCAAACGCCCTTAGACGATCTCATTCCACAGGAAGATCCGTATGGATACGCCGGAGATGGACGGGATTTTGGTCCGGGGGCTTTAGAAGCAAAACCATCTATGGATTACTTAGGTGGTTCGAAGGATAGATATAACGGGGCACCTATTCGTCCCGGTCCTGCCTTGATGGGAGAAGCCCAGATATCTCCTGCACAACGTGCAGCACTCAAGATGGAAAAGATGATCCACGATCAACTTTTAGATACGAACGCTATAAACGTGTTTCGTAGCGGCATATTTGAATCGGCACTTTTAGGCACAGGCATCATCAAAGGACCGTTTAACTTTTATAAGCGTGTCCACAAATGGGAAAAAGACGACGAAGGTAATCGTGTATATAACCCCTACGAGAAAGTAGTGCCACGTATTGAGCACGTTTCTGTATGGGACTTTTATCCAGATCCGTCTGCTGTAGGCGTAGAAGATTGCGAGTACGTTATTCAACGTCACCGCATGAACAAACAGCAGCTTCGTAACCTTATCAACCATCCGTACTTTTACAAAGATGCAATTGAAGATGTAATCGCTAAAGGTTCTAACTACGAGGATAAGTACTTTGAAGATACTATCCGCGAAGATGAGACTGAGGCGTACTATCAAGAGAATCGCTTTGAAGTACTAGAATACTGGGGTGTTTTAGACGCACAGTTTGCCGATCAAGCAGGTATGGAAGTCCCATCTAACATGGGGCCAATGGATCAAATCCAAGTTAACGTTTGGGTTTGTGGTAACGAAGTTATTCGGTGTGTACTAAATCCGTTTACACCTGCCCGTATCCCATTCAACGTGTTTCCTTACGAAATCAACCCATATCAAATCTGGGGTGTTGGCGTAGCAGAAAACATGGAAGATGCACAGATGCTGATGAACGGTCACGTTCGGATGGCAATCGACAACTTGGCTCTTGCTGGCAACTTGGTTCTTGACGTAGACGAAGCAAGCTTGGTTCCCGGTCAAAACATGGATATATTCCCCGGTAAGATTTTCCGCCGCCAATCTGGGGTGACAGGTACTGCAGTAAACGGCATCAAGTTTCCTAACACGGCACCTGAAAACATTCAGATGTATCAGATTAGCCGACAGCTTGCTGACGAAGAAACTGGTTTACCTTCTATCATGCACGGTCAAACAGGCGTTAGCGGTACAGGCCGCACAGCATCCGGTTTGTCTATGCTGTTAGGTGGTGCAAGCCTATCTTTAAAGACTGTAATTAAGAACATCGACGATGCATTGTTAAAGCCACTAGGTGAAGCGTATTTTCAGTGGAACATGCAGTTCAACGAGACTGCGCCTGACATCGAAGGCGACTTAGAAATCAAACCTCGCGGTGTTGCTGCCGTGATGCAAAAAGAGGTTCGTAGCCAGCGATTAACCACCCTGCTACAGACCGTATCAAACCCCATGCTGGCACCATTCATTAAGATACCTAACTTGATGCGTGAACTTGCAATCGCACAGGACATCGACCCTGACAGCTTGGTCAACGACGTTAGCGAAGCACAAATTTTTGCTGAAATGCTGAAAGGACTAGCAAATG